GCACTTTCACGTAATGATTTATAGATATTAGCTTGCTGTATAACCTTGTCAGGGTTTCCGGTAAAGGCAAATATCCGCAAGTCAGCCTCCATTTTAGAGGGTAGGATGTTAGTGCGTTTAGCGACATTAATAGCTTTTTCGGCTAGTTGTTTCTCTATCTGTTTTCGTGCTTGAGGTTGAATTTGGCCTTGCTCATCAATTACTGCCAGAGCTTCGTCGTAAGCTTCATCAACCGCTAATACGTCATCCTTATTTTTAGGGTCGAGTGGTATATCGTTTGCTAGTGAGTACGCTAATTTTGTTGATCTCTCTGCTTTACCAGTAGACTCACCTGAACGGTTACGCCATGCTTTAATTAGCTGAGTGCGTTTAGCCCCTGTTATTAAATCTTTATCAAATGCTGAATACACGTCTGTCGGTGATCTAGTACCGTCATCAATGCCTAGCTCTAATTCACTTGAAAATAATTCCCTGGCTTTCTCTTTTGCTGCTATTTGCTCGGCGTTTGCTTGAGTTAGTGCCGTCTTTAAGAATCCTAGATTTTGTCGCTTTTCAGTATCGCTAAGCGGTGTTATACCGTCACGAAGCATATCGATAGTTTCTTGTATTTGTGCTGGGTCTCCAGAGTAAATGGCATCCGATACTTGCGTTGTGTGATTTTGTTTAATTAATTCTCGTGCACCCTCTGACTTTTCAGAATCAGAATACAAAGGGCTTTCTTGAAGTTGCTCTAATGACGCCTGCAAATCTACTTTAGACAACTCATTCAATGAATTTTGAGTCGCTGCTCGCTCTTGGTTTGCAAGGCGTGAAGCATTTAATCCATTTGTGCCAAATCGTAAAACTTCCTCTTTGGGCGCGAACTTACTTTCGAACGTTGATAATGAAATCCCATCCAGGTTTTCACTGTTATTTTTTCTAATAACTGACATTCGTTCTTTAAACTTTTTATCCAGATCTTCTTGTGACGTTGCCGGGCTATTTTCAAGCTCTACTTCAAAATCGTGCAATTCTCTTTGAGCATCTGCAAAAGCTCGGAGTCCTGACTGAGTTTTAACAGCAGTATAAATACCCTTACCTAAATCAGCGGCTTGACTAATAAGCTGCGTTTCTTGTGCGCTTATTCTTCCTGGAGCTGAAATATCCTCTCTTCCTAGAGACTGAACCGGGGTGTTATAATTTATTCCTGGTAATTTCACTTACCACCACCTTTTGCAGGCTGCTTTCCTGCTTGCATTCCTGAGTATATGTCTCCAGCACCTTTTAATACGGTTCCCCATGCTTGACGCTTTAATCCGCTAACCTCATCCCTTGTTCGTTGATTATTAATAGCTACACCAGAGTCCCTGGCTTTTTTCATCCAATCTATATCTTTTTTGAAGTTCGATTTCATTTCTGCCAAGTAATTTTCCACCGATTTAGACTGCGTTGATACTCCTGACGCCCCTGCACTCGCTAAAGTTGATGATAAATCTTGCCCTTGCGATAACTCTGTTTTACGAATCTTATTATTAGCCTCGGCGCGTAAAGCAGCAGCATTAGCCGCGCCACGCTTTTGTGTTTCTTTTTGCGCACTTCTATTTCCTATCAACGAAGTTGCTATTTGTACCCCTGCTAATGCTGCTAATGCCCAAGCCATAATATACCTCTAGAAAGAATTCTTTTGAACTTCGCCGTATATCTTTAGAATAACTAAAGGTAATGGCAAGTCTTGTTTAATATTCACGTTTGCAAATCTATCCCAATCTGACGAATTTACAACCTCAATGGTACCCGTAATTAGCTTTTCTTTATTATCCATCGGCGTTTTAGAGTTCCTGTCATTTCCTCTCCTACCATTTATTAACGGCAACCCAGATTCAAGCACGTCTACATATATCTTGTTATAGCGTTTTTTATGAGCTGCTCCACTGCCTGTTTGAGAACCACCATCCATATCAAGCGTTGTTAATTCAGGTGTATAGGATAATCCTGCAACTGCTATGCTACCGTTAAAATCTAAATACAACCTACCAGTTGCCCCGTCACCTTCACCCGGGTCTGATTCATCCTTAACAATTAAATCAGGGTGCACTATACCGTCTACCGTAACCTGTATAGCTCTGCCATCCAAATGGTCGAACCCCTCAACATAAAAGTAATCATTCCCCAAGCTATTTGTGTACGGTGTAAATGTAGAAGTTTGAATCCATGAATCTACATAGTGATTGTCGTTAAGAGCTTCTAACTCAATAATTCCAGACGTTCTTTCAACTGCCGCAACAAGTACACTTTTAACTCCATTAAAACCAGAGCCGGTGCCTAATATTTTCCCTTGCGTATCATGCCGATGCCAACCATAAATATTATCTCCGCGCTCATACGATAAACAAGCCATCGTACCATCGTCTAAAGTAGCCCATAACAGATTGTTAGGGTGCTGTGCCCATGATAAATCCTTAATAAGCCCTTTTGTTATATGTTCACTTGGAAGCGTTAAATCGACTGTCATCCAGTTTAACTTTCGCTCCTCATAATTCATTGCCCTTACTTTTCGTCTATCAGGAGTGACAAAGATTACTTGATCGCCCAACCTGACAGGCTGTATTGATGCCGAGCCGTAAGTCCCTTGTTGGTCTACCTGAATATCATCAGTCGTTATAACGCCGCCAACAGATCGAACTTCATATTCTCCATTAATTGTCCCCATTAACAAACGCTTAGCAGTAACAATCCACTCAATACGTCCAAAATTCTCTAAAATAAATGACAGTGCATCACCATCAAGCCCAGACCCTAAATCAAAATTCTCTAAATCAGCCGGAGTAGTAGCTGTAATCGAGGCGTAGAATGATTCGCCAAAATCTGGTTCGCCACCCAACCATAGTCTTGATTGATGGTATGTACCACAGGACGGCCAATTGGTATCTACCCAAGTGATAGGAGAGTTTATAAATACCACCGGAGCAAGTGCTAGCCCAGTCCCGCCAACTGTATAAGAAATAGTAACTTTTCCAGATCCTCCATTAAGTGCTGGATTGTCAGCCCCGAAAGCTCCAGTACCGCCACCGCCACCGCCTGCCGAGGTGTTATCATTTGGTGCAGTAGACTGAGTACCACCTAGTAAGTTATTACCTGCGCCGCCATTACCAAAGCCACCGCCACCGCCACCACCGCCACCACCATTTGGTATGGTTTCTGTATACCTAAATCCTGCCTTACCTCCCACCCATGTCCCGCCACCGCATACGGCAATACAGTCAGAGCCATCGATGGCATCAAGGGCTAATTCGTCGCTATTTGATACTGTCCCAGAACCTTTGCCGCCGTTACCGCCTCCAGACCTTCCGATACCTGCAGTACCTCCAGGCAAAGTAGTATTTAGCGGGGGCGTACCACCACCACCACCGCCACCACCGCCGAGAGAAGTTACCGATCCAGATACCGCAGTTACAGACGAGTCACCGCCATCGGTGCCATTTACTCCTTTCGCTCCAGCTATGCCTTTAGCTCCTACAATAACTGGTATTACCTCTGCAGCAGTAACAATTAAATTTGCCTTAACTACACCAGAGCCACCACCACCGCCGCCAGAAGGCCATGCTGAATTAGCGTTATTAAGAGTTCCATTACCACCGCCGCCACCACCGCCGCCAGACGAGCAAACTGATATAGTCGACACTCCAGCAGGGACTGTAAAGTTGCCGCTAGTTATAAAATCTACTACTGTATTTACGCCTAAATCATCAGATAACTTTTGAGGTTGTACGTTGGGGTGAAGTATATAAAATATACGCCCGTTAGGAGTTGGGACAAAATAGATATCCTCTACTTGGTCTACTGTCCACGGTGCCGGGAATACAGTTACTTCCGGGTTTATTACATTTCGAATAAACCGTAATTCTAAATGAGTAATTATAATCATAAAGAATTCATCAGAGCTACGATTGTATGTTTCAATCTTTACCTTTGTACCAGCTACTAACGTTAGTACGTGAGCTAGTGATTCTCTGTTTTTTGCGGCTCCACGAGAATCGGAATACATATTTCGCAGTAATTTAACGCCGTCATTGTATATTTCGGTATCACTACGCCCGTTCATTAATGGGCTTAACTCACCTCTTGAGAAACTATTTTGATTAGGATGACTTTTAGGCACGTTACCGCACCAGTGTGGTTAGTTGACGATTCCGTGTTCTATCGTTTCGTCCTTGCATTCCATCCATTGACATGGCAAGGGTGATTTTCTGATCGTACATTGCCCACATTAGCTGTGTCTTGGTATTTGATTCTGTGATAGCCGGGGCAAGCTCAGCCGCTAATCTGGTAGCGAGAGCCTGTATAAATAATGGTGAAAATTGACTGGTGTCGGTTACCCGATATATACACTTGGCATATACGGCATCAACGTTAGCGACAACTCGATTACCCTCCCTGCGCCAATCAAGATTCGATGTTCCGTTAGCAAAAACAGAATCATCCCGAACCTCGATAATAGTGATAACTTCGCTTGGTATTAAGAATGATTTACCATACCCGAAAGCAGGTACATCTATTGTTGGAATCCACTTATAGCGTTTTGTGGCAAATGACCATAAAGCTTCATTTAGCACAGCGTCCCTCAACTCATCGTAATTCACCTTACACAAGTCGGCATTAGTCGTACCATCATCAATTGACAGTATTAGACTAGCCCCTAACCAGCTTAAGGCTTGATTACAAATTGAGGTTTCGCTTGCCACTTATTTTTTACCTTTTTTAGGCTTATTAGTCTCTACTTTAGGCTCGGACGTTTCTTTGGTTGCAGCTTCAAGTTTTTTAATCTTGTCATGCAATGCCTGAGTTTCAGGAGTTACAGGAGCGTCTTTAGGCTCAAAGTTAGAGTCAAAGCTTGCCATGAATTTTTGGACTACGGCGTAATGTACTCCTGATTCTGCTTGTATCTCATATTCATCAAAACCTTGCGCTTGCAGAGACTTAATAAAATTTTGGTCTGTTCTGTTTGCCCCTTGTTTTACACAGGCGTAGATTTTAGATGATTTTTGTTTTTGTATGTTTATATGTTTTGTCATGATATTTCCTCACGGTTATAATAATGGTGCGCCGTTAGCCCACCAGTTTGCTTTCATTTCTGAAATAGTGCCTGTCATTGGTAAACTTGCTATATTGGTTAAGAATTCATTCCACATGTCATTCTTATAGGTCGGACTTACCCCTCTAGCCAATAAAAATTCATACCCTGCGTCCACTTGATTTGCTGTGGTTGCGCCATTAGCGAGATAAAAAGCCAATATTCCATCATTTAGCGTTGCCGCTCCGGTTCGCTCTACTTCGGTTAATTTATCATCGTTATGCTTCACTAGTCACCCGATGCCACTGTCATTTGTAAATCGTAATCAGCGTTATCAGTTGCATCATTATTAGTGATATTAAAGTAATAAACTGTATTTGCAGCTAACAACATTCCTACACCTTGATTCGCACTTGTTACATTCTTTTTGTTGGTCGACCCTAATATAGTAAGTCGTCTTATCCTTAACCCGGGGGTGTCTATCGTAACCCCCTGAAATGAGCTTACAAATGGCGGGTTAATTATGTTCAAAGCTCTATTCATGTTGAAAAACTCAATTGCAGTCCCTCCTGAATACGCCCCACCTTCATAAATCTCAACCTCTGTTTGATCTGACCTATCCGATAAAGTAAAAGAGCCTATCCCAAGAGCCTATCCCGGTTATCTTATCGCCTGTTGTAAATCCCAAACTAAGCGTTGACCCATTTGGCAAGTTAGGTTCAAACACGTCACCGACAAACATTCTGTCCTCTGCTAAAATATGAGAGGCTGAACCTACAAAATAATTAAATCTTGCGTCATTTAATGAACTCATTCCCTTTCCTTATGGTAGCGGTACGCCCTGCGATACCAGACTGCCTTCCTCTCTCATAGCATTCAGTAATTGCCGATGTGCAGCATCAATGATATTTGTGTAACCTCTATTTTTAATAGCGCCCTGAATCATTATTGCGATATCGCCCGTTACCACGTTAGAAGCTATAGCCTCAGTGCGATAAATTCCAGACAGGCTTGTTATAATCGCAATCGCACCAGCACCCACAAATAGGTTATTATCCCGCGCATAATCGAGTAATTTACGGACTCTGTTATACACCTCAAGTAATCTGTGATTGTCAGCTGGTGCCAATATAACGGCAATACTGACCGCTTCTAGTGGAGGGAATACTACAGCGGCAGTATCAGTCGCGACTGATGTCGCCCCTTGCTTGTCCCCAATAAACATTGTTGCTTGTATACCCATACTTTTCTCCAAAAGGCTCTATGGGTAAAATAAATTCCCATAGAGTAAGCCGTGATATTAAATTAATGCGTCTTTAAGCCAAAAGTGAACAATATGTTCATCTTCAACACGAACAGCACCTAAAGTCATGTAAGCGTAGATTCTCCATGCAAAACTAATACTTGGGTCTTCTGCTACACGAGTGGTTATATCGCGATTCATTTGTAATCCTAGCGCTTGCTTAGTCAAAGCTAAGCATGAAATTTCCCCAACACTCGGAGCTAGTAAGCGAGTTGATACAATCCAGGTGAACCCCATCCAGTTTTTAAT